TTATATGTTAGATATTTATTTTCCCCAATAGAACCCGAATTAACATCGTCAAGATACCTGAAATTAACTTCGCCTCCTCCGGGACCAGCCATTGAAATTTTCGAAACCCAATCCTCAAGCATTTTTAGTTTAGCTTGAAGTGCTTTTATATTTGGATCTGGTTTTTTTGAATCCGGTTGAGAAAAAAGATTTGTATGTTCTTGGGTAAATTTAGAAGATTCTTCTTTTGATATTGAATCCATTGCCAAAGATATTAAATCTTTTGTTGAGGGTTCTTCATTTTCAAAGAACACCTCTTCTATTAATACTTCAGATAATTCTTCTTTATTTAATTCTTGAAACTCTTCTTTTGTTTGTTCCAATAAGTCGAATAATCCCGACATTGAAACATTCTGTGTTACTTCATTTTTAGATTCTGATAGAGTTTTTTTAAATTTTAATATTGGATTACGATTAATTTCCGAATTATATTCTTCATTTATTTGATCAAATAGACTCAAAGGACTTGATTTTTGTATATCCAGTCCTTTGGTTTGTTCTTTTAATTTATTTTTGAACTCTTTTTTAAAGTCCATATTTTTACCATTTTCCAGCAGGACATTTAGAATCTTTCAATTTGACTTTTGCTGGCATAAAACAACCACATTTTCCACACAATTTTAAAACGACATTAAAAAATTCGCAGTTTTTGCAAACTTCATATCGTTCTTCACTGGTCATATATTACTTGAGTTCTCTTAGTTTATAAGCAGTAGAGTTACATAATGCAAGAATAGTGTCAATATCATTTTGAATTTCTGAAAGATCGGAAATCATAGCTCTATTTGCATCAATCCATTTAGTTAGATTACCAACAATCTGTAATCCATCTGTTGATGCTTCCTTGACATTCGGAAATGCTTCAAATCTTCCATATCTTCCAATGAATGATTCCGCAACAGTATCAACTAATGGAATGATCCCATCGTAAAATGCATTGAGAGCAATATGAGCAGCATAACTTGGAGTCATTAAATGTGCAAAATGAGCGGCAGTCGAAGCTGCTCTACATCTTGCAATTAATTCAGCACATTTTGCTTTTGCAGAACTTGGATCTTGTACATCTTCAACAAGTTCTTCATGAATTTCTCTAAATGTAATCATTTTAATTCCTCTTAAATTTGTGGTTTTGATCTTCTAAGTTTTGGGAAATCCGGGATTCTTTTTTTCGGAGTTGCTAATCTAACTGGAGGAGATTCTCCAGGAACAGCACCAGCAATATTACCAGATCCAACGGAATTAACCGGAGCAATTCCAGCAACGCCTTCTTCTTTGATATGTTTAATTTCCCTTAATATTTTTCTAATTTTCTTGAGTTTACTCATATTTGTCTCAATACGTTAGCTACATTAAAATCTATTGGAATATCAGAAGAAATGATATTTTTCCCATTAACATTTCTTATGACATCTGGCATATAATTCAAATATACCAAAAAGGTTTTTAGGCAAGAATAATCTTTTGGTCTAATTTTCACAAACAACATTTTTGTACAAGATTCTGTTTGAAAAACATTATACACTAATATAATATGATTGAGAATTAATCTTTCTCGCAATTCTCCAGAAGTACTATATTTCTGGATAAGCCTTTTTATATATTTAATTCGCTTTAGATCTGCAAAAAATTCCTGTTCAATATAATGCGGCGAGATATAATTTCTCGCCGCATACAAAATAAAATTATCATTAGTTAAATTATCAAGCATTACAAATTATATAGCTTTTACCTCGGCTGAAATGTCATATTTCCCGCCATTTAATTCATATTCAAAATCCAACCTATACTCCGTGTCTTCTTCATCTGGACTATCAACAGAACCATCGAATTTTTCTCCGGATACATTTCTAAAATGAAATTCCTTTGAAAATTTACCTTTTTTGTCAGACCAATCCAAATCTTCATCTTCGATTTTTGGTAGTTCAATCCCATACATCGATAGAATTTTTCTAGCTTTCAGTACAGCATTCCCTACAGAGGGAAATCCTACAGACAATGCAATAGAAAGATTCTTATTCAATTCACGAAGAGTTTCCGGTCTATTTAAACTGTTACGTCTCTTTTCGATAGAAACTACTGGGACATTATATCCAGCAGATTCTAAAAATTGTTTAAATGTTTTCATAATTTATTAGGTAAAATATGGTAAACCAGAAGTTGTTGGAGCAGTTAGAGTTGGATCAGAAAGAGCCACTAAGGTTTCTGCTTGAACTCTACCCATTCTTCCACCAGGAAGAACAGTAAATACCAAAGTGGCGTTATTAGCACCAGTTGCAGCAACAGTAGGAGCAGTATTATAACCCGAACCAGTTGAATTTAGAACGATAGTAATGTTGTTACCACCATGAACTACGATTTGACCATTTGCAGTGGTAGTATTGGCACCAGTAAATGATAAATATGCATTTGCATATGTTAATGATGTATTAACATTAGCTACTGTCAATCCGGCAACATATCCCTTTCCTTGAACGATTTTAATCCATCCTTGGTGTGCAACAGCTTTCCCAGAACCAAAAGTAGCATTAGCAATTCTTTTAGAATCAACAAGAAAAACATTGCTGTTAGAAATATAAGCACCAGAAGCTCCGGTATTTAAATATTTTGGTACGTTATTAGCGTAATCTTTATTACCCCATTGTGACATATTCGTTTTCCTTTAAAAAAGTTAAAAAATTTATATCTATATTTATAAGAACCAAAAGTTCTATATTTATTAAGATCTTGGATTTATTTCTATGACATCTTGTCCTTTTTTACCAGACAAAGTTTTTGCAACTTGATACTCGCAATGATTATTAACATTGGAATCATTCATTTTTGTCTTAATTTCTTTATTCTTAGAAACCAGTTTATCCACTTTTGAAGAAAAATTATAATCTCTATCGGGAGATTCTTGTTCTAAAATGTAATTATTTTTCATAGATTCTATATTCTCCAAAGCTTTGAACTTTTTAGCGGTTTTACCAACCAATTCTCTGTGTTTACTAGGCAATTTTATCGTCGTTGTTTGTCCAACCAAACCAGGAGAAGTTAAAGATCGTCTAAAACGAAAAACACCTTTTTTGGGAGCCTGATATGCTCTCTTTCCTACAGTAACTTTTTTCTTTCCAAATTTATTATATTTTCTAGCAGTTCTGATATAATTGTCTGGAGAAAACCCCTTTCCGATTAATTTAGAAATTACTTGTTGTCTACTTATTGAAGTTGGATCTAAATGTTTATATTTTTTATGTGGTTCAAAATCAAATTGATCAAACTTGGATTCTGTTTGCAATTCTCCATTTTTAGCCATTATCTTTTGAACGTGCTTTATTCTTCTCCATTGCTTATATCGCTTTTGTCTAGCAATTTTATTCAACTTCTTTCGATCCATGTGAGCATAATCCATTCCTGTAGAATTAATAAATCTATGTAGAGCACTTATTCTTCTACCTTCGTTTAAATATATTTCTAATAACTTATCTGAAAAATCCATTATTCTTCTCTTTTAAAAACTATGCGTTTTACTCTACTAAAAGTTGGAGTTTTTATTTCTTTTTCTACTTCTTTATCTTTTTCAAAATTGCTTCTTTTCTTGTCTCTTCTTGGCGGTATTACTGCACTATGGGTGGCATCTGTCGGTTCTTGTTTAGAAGTATTTCCATACATAGACCCAAATCCAATACCAGAATCCATCATTGGTGCGGGATCGAATGCTTCATAATTTCTCATTAAATCTCCATTCCCAGCATCTCTTGTATCAAAAGTTTGATTAAATCCATCTTTAGATGCTGATAAAGGATTCCAAGGAACTTCTTTTATATTATCATTTTTCATTCTTTTCTGTACAAGAACTTTGGATAATTTCTTTTTAAATTTATCTTCTGGTTTTTCGTCACAAGACATAATTTTCTTTTCCAACGCCTCCAACTGAATCTTTATTTGAGGCGATTTTAAATTAAAACTATTGTTAAAATAATGGACTGGCGAGAATATTTGTCTAAACTCTTCAAGATTCAATTTGGAAAGAGTTAATTTTTCTCTTCTAATGTCTTCATTTAAATTTCTTGTGGACATTCTCTGAAAACTAATATTATCAGATACATCTACATATATCATAGACGTATTGTAATACAAAGATTCCAATAAATCCTTTACAGATTTAATCCTATCATAAGAATAAGAATTTGCTGTTATAATTATTTTATGTTCGGATATTATATTCTTTATTTGTTCTATATTATATTCCGAATATTGTTCGAATTGTGGTATATTCTTGAGGATAATATCCTTACCAGAACCTGGACCACCTACTAGAAAAATTGCTTGTTTCATGTTCTTTATATATGAAAATACTCTATAAAACGGAATTCTATAGAGTATTTATAATAAATTGATTTTGTTATTAATTATTTTTGATATTAATCATTTCTGAATTAATAAAAATTTTACCACCTTTTTCTTTAATATTTCTATTGAATTCTAAGAGATCCGACTCTTCAAAATTTGTATCCGAGTTATATCCCTTATATCTACATCCCTTTGCTGTCGATGACTTGAATAAAGATAATCCTCCGTGAGCAGAATCCACTTCTATTAGTCCATAATCTTTTGGAATTTTAATAAATCTAGAACCAACAAAAATGTTCTTAGCATCTTCTAAAGACATATAATCTGGTCTATGTTGCACCTCATACCAACAATCATAATTCAACCATCCCTCTTTTCTCAGAGTCCATAAATCGTAATATGTATTCTGATTTGCCGTCATTCCATCCCATTCATTAACATCATATTTAAAACAACTCAAAATTGCTTCTTCGTCAATTTCTTGGGCAGAAACATCATCAACATCAATCTGGATAAAATATTCGTGGGTATCCAAAATTCCTTTGTCTTCACAAAATCTAATTCCAGCATTTCTCGCAGAAGCAATCCTGATTGTCCTAGAATTTATTGTTTTTTCCAAACTACCCAATGTAATACAAACAGCATTACTATTTTTTCTTGAATACTCTTCCAATATTTCTAGAGTATTATCCGTCGAATCGCTTTCAACGAATACACAAGTATATGATTTAAATAAATTTCCTATCTTTTCTATATTTTTAAACACATCTGGTAGAAACCTTCCACAATTCCTAACAGGACCAACGAATACAACAGAATATTGTTTAGCAATTTGTCTTACATCTTTCATAACGATTCCAATATATTTTCTAATTTATCTAAATGTTTATTGCCAACGAATTGACTATTTCCAATGTATAATCCATTATTATGAATCAAATCAGCATTGGTCACTTTTTTGTCTGTGCAAATCTTATATCCTTTCAAAAATGGTTGTTTTAATAAATTTCCGGACACAATGGGTCTATATTCTATACCATTATCTTGAAATTTTTCTTGAAGAATTAATTTGGTATTTTTCGATCTTGCAATAAATGGCAAACAAAAATTACTACATGTATCAGTATAATTTACTGGATAGAATAATTTGTTATACTTATCCATAATAGAACAAAATCTTTTATAGTTTTTATTTCTGATACTAATAGATTTATCCAACTTTTTTAATTGAGATAACCCTAATACAGCACCTATTTCGGTATTTCTGAAATTATATCCATCTGTAATAAACAAAAACGATTTATCAACATTAGGGTGTTTATTTGCATAATAATCAAAGTTTAGTGATTCTCTAGCCATTCCGTGACTTCGTTTCATCTTCATTAAATCATATAATTTCTTATCATGTGTGGAAACGAATCCTCCTTCAATCGAAGTTAAATGATGTCCAAAATATGTAGAAAATGTTGCACCAAGACTATTAAATCCTATTTTATTCCCATTTGTGTCTTTACATCCATGAGATTCGCAAACATCATCAATAATATGTGCTTTTGGAAATAGATCATATAATATACCAGAAATTCTAGAAATTGACGTAAATCCTAGCAAATGAGTAACAAAAATTAGTTTGATATCAGGATGTTGTTTGGAAATATAATCTAGATTATCGTAATTGAAACTAAAATCCGCTGTATTGATATCACAGAAAATTGGAGTCAATCCTAGTTGCATAATAGGCGCAACATTAGTCATCCATGTGCAAGCAGGAACTAGAACTTTATCACCATCTTTTAATTTAAGGTATTCCTTCAATGCGGCAATTAGTAGAAAATTAGCTGTACTACCAGAAGAAACGAATAATGTATTTTCACTACCTAACCATGTATTCCATTCATATTCAAGTTCTCTAACTTTTTCTCCATTGGTGAATCTTTCTGCTGTTAAAGCAAACTTAGCCAATTTTAATCTATCCGAGAAGGATATTGCATCTTCCATCAATTGCCATTTCATTTACACAACTCCCGGTTGTTTTTAAACCATTCTATAGTAATCTTCAATCCTTCATCTAGATCATACTTAGGTCGCCACCCAAGAGCATATAACTTTTCATTACACACTTTCCTACGAGGAGTCCCATTTGGTTTCGAAGTATCCCAAATAATCGTACCTTCAAATCCTGTAAGTTCTCTTAATTTTTCCGCAAGATCTTTCATTGTAATTTCATTATCAATACCAACATTGATAATTTCTTCTGAATCATAATTGTTCATAGCAAAAATACAAGCATCTGCTAAATCATCTCCAAACAAAAATTCTCTAGTTGGAGATCCATCTCCCCAACAAGTAATAAAGTCGTCATTGGTTTCTTTTGCTGTAACAAATTTATTAATTAATCCCGGAATAACATGTCCATGTTCTATATTAAATCTGTCCCCAATTCCATAAAGATTAGTCGGCATTAAACTAATGCAATTAAAACCATATTGCCTTTTATATTTTTGACACATTGTCAATCCAGCAATCTTAGCAATTGCATAACCATCGTTTGTAGGTTCCAATGGTCCTGTCATTAAATATTCTTCTTTAATCGGCTGTTCTGTAATCTTTGGATAGATGCAAGCAGAACCAAGAAAAAGTAATTTCTTAGTTTTATAATCATATGCGCTCTTGATAATATTAGTTTGAATTTGAAGATTTTCAGTAATGAAATCCGCTGGATATAACTTATTGTAATTAATCCCACCAACCTTTGCCGCCGCCAAGAATACATATTCTGGTCTTTCAAGATCAAAAAACCTTTCTACTGCAAATTGATCCGTTAAATCCAATTCTTTGCGAGTCTTAGTTAATATATTTTCATATCCTTGATGTTGTAATTGCCTAACAATTGCCGAACCAACCAATCCAGTATGTCCCGCAACATAAATTTTACTATTCTTTTCCATCATTTAACTCCAAAATAATCTTTATGTTTTATAACCAAATATCTTCTATTTCTTTCATATATAGCTCCAACTTTATCGTTATACGAAGAGGGTTTGGATGACCTCATAGTTCCCCAATTAACATCACTTCTAAATTTGAGAGCATATACACCATTGACATATCCAGCTTTATTAAGACGAATACTCATGTCATGACAATCAAATCCACACGGAGCAAGATTCATATCAAAAAATCCAACCTCTCTATATCTATTCCAAAGCATACACGTTGGACTTCTAATAGCAACTTCGGTTTGTTTGAATTGGTTATGGGAAACCGATTCGTGAAAATCCCATTTCAGTTGATTCCAATGGCCGAATTCCGATTCTTTATAATTTTCTTCTTTTAAATCTCCACCAGAAGCAAATACATCAACCCCCAATCTCATTGAAATATAACCTAACGAATCATTTTCGCTAAACAATTCATCGAATTTTAAGTCAATATTTGGTTCGTCCAAAATAACATCATCTTGGATAGAAAAGATCAAATCTTCGTCATTTGGAGAAAAATTGTTTTCTATATATTCTAGTGCCGTATTAAGACATTCTATTTCATGAACGTCATTCATGTATAAAATGTGGAAATTGTCCTTATATTTGTAATTCTCTTTAAACTTCAAAACTCTATCTTCAGTACCATCAAAACATCCATCCAATACACAAATAATAACTGGATCGGTTTTATTTGAATGACTGCTTTCAATACCTTTTAGTACATTTTCAATCAATTCTTCTTTATTGTGTACTGGCAATATATAATATGAATTACGCATTCATTACTCCTTCATCAAACTTATATTCTTCGGAAAGTGTTTTATGATCAAAGCCCGTTTCTGATAAACTTTCTGGATACAAAGGCATATCATTTTCGTCATACCCATTACCACAGAAAGAATACTTATTCTTCAGTAACTTTCTAGTATCCTTAAACCATCCTTCGTCTCTCATAGAATGCAATAATGTATCATCTTTTATAATAGGATATACAAAATCTCTTAAAAAGAATTGATCACTCAAATAAAACTTATTAGTGTTCATATAATTGATCATAACTCTCAACAGGTCATTACCAAATGATCCTTTATAACCAAATGAACATCCAATGATTGGAAATTCATAATGAGCATCATGATCTTTGAATGTGTGGAACTTCTTATCAGAATTCATCCATTCATCTATACACATTTTTTCACGAATTGTCACTCTTGAATCAGAGTCTCTAACAATTACAACGTTATTTTCATCTTCAAACATAGGAAGAAATCTCCAAAACATTCCATAACTAAGATCGGAAATCTTCTCCACTTCAACATTACTATATTCTTTGTAATTGTTCACATTATCCGTATAAATCCTAACTTTCCAATCAGGATAATATTTTTTACTCAATTCGATTTGCTTCTTTGCTCCGATAATGTATCTGGGATCATCGCCCCAGACACTCATAGAAATTATCTTGTTCATATTATTTCCTATTCATTTCATGATGGCACATTTCAATAACAAGATCTTCAAATGTATATTTTGGTTTCCAATTTAATGTAGTACGAGCCTTTGTAGAATCGCCCAACAATGTAGCAACTTCGGTAGGTCTGAAATATTTTGGATCAACTCTAACAACCGTCTTGCCAGAATTTTTATCAACCCCAACTTCATCCAATCCTTCGCCAGACCATTCAATATTCATTCCAAAGATTGGCGCACAAGATTCTACAAATTGTCTAACAGAATATTGTTCACCCGTGGCAATTACATAATCATCTGGTGTATCATGTTGTAACATAAGATGCATAGCTTCGCAATAGTCTTTTGCATGACCCCAATCTCTAAGAGCATTCAAATTACCAAGATATAAGCAATCTTCGGTCTTCTTTCTAATAGCATTCAAACCCATAACAATCTTTTGGGTAACAAAAGTTTCTCCCCTTCTAGGAGATTCGTGATTGAACAGAATACCATTGCAAGCAAAAACATTATATGCTTCTCTGTAATTTTTAAGAATCCAAAAGCCATAAAGTTTAGCAACACCGTATGGACTTCTAGGATAAAATGGAGTGGTTTCTGATTGAGGAATCTCTTGAACTAAACCATATAATTCTGACGTTGATGCTTGATAAAATTTTACAGTTTCTTCCATTCCAAGCAGTCGAATCGATTCAAGAATTCTAAGAGTTCCTAGTGCGTCAACATTACCAGTATATTCTGGAATTTCGAAAGAAACTTTAACATGTGATTGTGCCGCGAGATTATAAATCTCATCGGGTTTAATAGATTGAATCAATCCTGTAACATTTAGTGAATCTGTAACATCACCATAATGAAGTTTGAAATCTTTATGATTATATAAATGATTTAAACGATCAGTATTAAACGAAGAACTTCTACGCTTAACACCATGAACTTTGTATCCCTTTTCTAGAAGGATTTCTGATAGATAACTACCATCTTGACCAGTAACTCCGAAAATTAAAGCCACTTTACTCATATCAAATTCTCCATATCACCAAATAAAATTGTTTTTGTAATAATCTACAACATGTTTGATTTCTTGATCAAACTTAGTTTCGGGTTTCCATCCGAGAGATCTCAATTTCGAATCATCAATTGAGTACCGAACATCTTGTCCCATTCTTGTATAATTATAATCTATAAAGTCAGAATAGTCACGTACTTTTTCGTCAAAGAAATTATCAATAATTAACTTGATAACATTAATATTCTTTTCTTCATAATTTCCTGCTATATTATATATATCATTAATAACACCAGTCTCAATTATTTTCATAACCGCAGACGATGTATCTTTAACACACAACCATGTTCTTTTCGGTTCGCCTTTCTCATGTAAAGGAATTTTTCTTCCTAATGTCAGATTTTTACATGCCTTGGGAATTAACTTTTCTACATATTGTCCCACTCCATAATTATTAGTAGGTCTAACAATTATATAAGGAACATTGAACGTTCTAGCCCACGCCAAAATCAACATATCAGAAGATGCTTTTGATGCGGAATATGGATTGGAAGGTTTTAATAAATCTGTTTCTTTATGCGCTCCTTCCGTAATATCACCATAAACTTCATCTGTGCTAAAATGCAAAAATACTGGCATTTTAAATTTATGCTTTTGTTTAATTAACTCCAATAAATGGTGAACGCCATTTATATTAGAATTTAAAAATTCGTTAGAACTTATTATAGAATTATCAACATGAGTTTCTGCCGCAGTATTAATAACATAATCACAATCATAAAGGTAATCTAAATCATTAATATCAGATTCAATGAATTTAAATTTATCGTATTCGGAAAATGTCTTTATCAAATTCCTATTTGCCGCATATGTTATCTTATCAACTCCGATAACATACCATCCCTTATCCAAACACTCTTTTGTTACATGAGATCCTATAAAACCCAAACATCCCGTCACATAAACAATTTTTTTAGACACCAAACTTCTCCATTATATTTTATAATCTATAATACTTTGTTCTAATCCCTTCAATTTCAAACCAAGAGTAGCTAATCTAGCACCATTCCCGGTATAATTAAGACCTAGATTTTTTATAATAACTTTATTTTCTAATTTATGAATCTTTAAGAATTCGTTTACAATTTCGCTTAATAACAATTTAGTAGAATATACCAAATTTAAATCTTTATAAAATACTTCTTTATGTATGTAATGTTCAACTACCGCCAAAACATCATCCAAAGATATATAGTCGAAATATTTGTTATCCAATTTTATAGGTTGCTTAGAAATAATCCTTTTAAACAATCTTGTTTCATTTTCCGAATCATGGAAACAACCAAAAAGTCGTAAATTATAAAAGTTTTCTATTGGGAACATTATACGGGAAATAATATTCTTGCTCATTCCATAATGATCAAAAGGAGAACAGGCAAAAATACTTTCTTCTTTCAGATTATTGATAGGATATCTTCTATCATATTCAGCACCAGAACCAAAATTTATTAACTTTCCAAATTCATTTCTCAACAAATATAGATTATTAAACAAAGTTAAATTTTGATTATAGACCTGTGCATCAAATTCCATTTTGACATTTGTGTTTGATGCACAGTTTATAATTACATCGGGTTTGTGAATTTTAAATAAAGCTCTTACTTCATCAAAGTCTTCCAAATTAACATCTTTTCTTGATACTGGAACAGCATCTAGGTTTTTGGATAAGTAATTACCAATAAACCCAGATGATCCCAAAACTAAAATTTTATTTCCCATAATCGGAAAATTCTACTAATATAGTATTCTTTCTATCAGTTCTAGTATAAGCTAATTTATACGATGGAAGAATTTTATCAGGAGAATCTAGTTCTAATATATCAGTATTCTTTAACATCTTTCTAAAAGAATCCGAAAAATTTCCTTTATGTTGATCTTGGGGATTGATAGGAATTTCTGAACCAACAGCTACTCTGATAATAACTTTTGGAATATATTCCATATCAGACATTAAAACCATTTTATCCAAATGATTCACCAATTGATCCGTTGCACATATCAGAAAATTCCATCTAGGGAAAATAGAAACTGGAACATAACCATTTAAAGCCATTCCAACAGAAAATCCCACTTGAAAATTTTCTGCGATAGGGAATTCCATTTTCTTTTCGGCTGGAACAAGACTCATGGTATCATATAATCCCGTTCCTTCATATTCAATTGCTTGTCCGATAAAGATAGTATCTTGTTGTTCTGCAAGCCATGCCATTGCAGACGATAGCTCATTTTTATATATTAATTGATCATTCATTAGAATTGAACCCTAATTCCAGCACCAGCATGTGGATATACATTATTACTATACTCATAATAAATCAAATTTGATGATTCATACCATTTTTTTGAATAATTCTTTGGAAGATACCAAGGAACCGTTCTTCCCCAAATCTTTTCTGTTGGTGTTGTTACACTAAGTCTATTGTTTTCTACAATAAATGTTATTGGTAATTCATGATTTACAGAATACTTATATGCCTCATGAAAAGCACCAGTTTCTGCGCTCATATCACCAACCCAACACCAAACTCTATTATGCTCTTTTTTACGCTTAATAGATTCGGCTATACCAACAGCAATAGACGGAATTCCTCCAACAATAGAAGATGAAACAATTCTATATTTGGCTAGATTCATTACCATACTCTTACCAGAAATAATCTTATCCACCAATTCGTCTTTTGGAACTCCTTTTAGTAGACATTGGTAATGATTTCTCCAAGTACAACATACCCAATCATTTTCTATATCTACCTTTTGAAACACTTTAAGCATTTGCTTTTCGTTCCCATGATATAGATGTACAGGCGATCTTATTTCTTTATTATTAAATCTATCTGCGATTTCCTTTTCAAATTTAATTAGTTCTTTTGCGTTCATACTTTACTCATGAATTCATCAACACAAATTCCAATATATCCAATCTGCTGCGGAGTTATAACAGGACTAGTACCATGAAATAATGTATTTGTTGTAGAAAATGTTGCATTGGGATAATCGTTTCTGGCAGTTTCCAAATCCATCATATGAGAATATGCTGGCTGTAGCATAATATTCCCAGCAAAATATGGTCTAGTTTGAATTTTTTTATCTTCCAAAAAGTTAACGTAATCAAATCTTTTGAAGGGAGCATTCTTTCTAATTGTTAAAGGAAATGCAAACCAACTTGGATCTGATCCTTCTGTTGCTCTCGGAAGATGGAAATATTCTTCATATTTCTTATATATATCGAATAGAAGACTATAATTCCTTTTTCTAAGAGAAGTAATTTCATCAAGTTTTTCCAACTGATGTAATCCCATAGATGCTTGGAGTTCAATTGGCTTTAAATTATATCCAATTTCATCATAGACATACTTATGATCGAATGTTTCTTCTGGGAGAGCAGGAATCCAATTTTTAAATCTTGATTTACAAGTTCCACATTTTAATGTATTAGCTTTTGGTCCAACACAATAACAGCCTCGTCCCCATTCTCTAAGACTCCGTAAAACGACCTCTGCTTCTGCCGTCTTAGAAGCAACAAATCCACCTTCTCCCATTGTAATATGGTGTGCAGGATAGAAACTACACGAAGCCATCTCTCCAAAACTTCCCAAAGGTTCTCCATTATAAGTTGAACCAAGAGCATCACAACAATCTTCAAGAAGAACTAGATTATATCTATTAACCAAATCCATTACTTGATTCATATTGGGAGGATTGCCTAGTACATGTGCGAATGTAATTATTTTTACATCATGTTTTTTGATTAATTCTTCTGCCTTAGTTAGATCAAGATTTAACGTATCTAATTCGATATCAAGGAATATTGGTTCATATCCCATTTGTAATGTTGGATTTAGTGTTGTTGGAAATCCAGCAATGGGCATCAATACTTTAGTCCCTTTTGGAAACCCATAATATCTTTTTGAAGCTACTGCATTCATCATTAATAAATTTGAACTGGAACCACTATTAGTAAGAATGCCATGCGTCTTCCCAAATAGTTTAGGAAATTTTCTTTCAAATTTTAAAGAATCTTCTCCCATTACCAGCCATCCAGCTAATAGAGTTTTTACCGCCGCTACATATTCACTATGATCAAAATATGGTCCAGCATAATTAACATAATCTTCACCAGCCACCCAATTCTTACTTGCGTTTTTATTTTTAATAAACGCTTCAACTTGTGATAAAATCGATTCCAAATGTTCCATAATTATCCCCAATATGCAAATGTAGTTTCTAAGAAAGAGAATTCTTTTCTTCTTTGCGGAGCATCAACTTCTAATGGATATATCCAATGTTCATTAAACATTTCTTGCCATTTCGCATATCCAATATTTTGAGTCCAACGATTTCCCTTAATACCAAAATATAGTTGTAGTATTCCTCCAGTTTGGATTCCGATTTTTCCTTGCTGTTTTGCATAATCGGCATAAAAGGGAGATTGATGAGAGACGGAAGTCAATAAGACATCATAATCATACTTATCAATTTCTTTTTTAGTATAATCCAACAACTTCTCAAAAGTATTACAACCGGGATATTGTCGGTCATCTAAAATTGGATGATATGGAGAACGAATACATCCTACCAAATCAAAAGGAACTATTTTATCCTTTTTTTGTCCCCAAACTAAATCCATTTTTTCCCACTGACTCATTATAGATTCATAGTGTGAAGAAATTACTAATACTTTTTTTCCTTTTAGATATTGTGTCCACGGATTTTCCACATATCCAACTTCAGCCTCTCCAACCAATAATCCGGGATCTAAAACATGATAGGTATGTCCAGAATAGAATATAGGCTTATTCGGAAATTGAGATAGAAATTCCGCATTTCTAGAGATATCTCCAGAAATATCAACAAATCCCAATATATCAGAATTCTTCATTGCTTTAATTGTTTCTGGATATACATAGGAATAAACGTAATCCATTGATCGTGGATTGATCCCAGCTTCAATTAAAGTATTTTCGTTAAAGAATTGTTTTACAGGAAGTGTTCCCTTACTAATACAATCAAGAACATATCCTGCCGTATTATCTATTCTAACCAAAGAAAATGGTTTATTTTCCTGTACCCACGTAGAAATGGTATCATTCAATTCAAAAAAGTTATCCGATATATACATTTCACTTACCAATAATATATTTTAAAAAATTATATAGTCCATTCAAATCTGGAATTCTATTAAATAATGGTTTCGAAGCTAACCTCATAAAAGAATCCTTATTAGTTTCATATTTAGAAATCATATCCACTATGGTTTCAAAAGAATCGTAATCGGCACAATTAATATAACATTGTCCATTAAAATCCATTTCTGTGCTTACAGGACCATAATAAATTGGAATACATCCAGCAATTTTTGCTTCAAATAATTTTTCAGTTGTGTATCCATCAGTAATGGAATTTTCGAAACAAATATTCCATTTATATTCTTCCAACAATTTTACTTTACATCCATTATATGGTTTACCAAATGCTCTTCCATAAGTATGGATATGCTTAAATTCATTCAGTTTTTGTGCAAATTCAATTCTATTTTGAACAGGATTTCCAATAATAATCGAACAAAATTTATCTCTATTCCAAACCTCTTCTGGTTCCCATTTATGATTCAATTGCTCTAATGATATTCTTGCATGAGGAAAATTTGGTTCATTCCACCAATTCACGTACAGATACCAATGAGGCAATCTAAAGTTTCTGCCCCCATAAGTATCGAAATCAAATGAAAGCGTGTAGTCTCCAAAAATTAAATCGGGTCTTTCATTCTCTCCCGTATAAAATATTTTGATTGCTTTTGAATCGATTGTTTTATGTCTTTCATTTCCAAAAGAAGAAGCAAAAATAATATCTGCTTCTTCTGGAGTAGCATTGAAATTGAATTCTTTATTAAAGCAATCTTTAAATACGAAATTGAACCAATTCGAATTTGGATCAAATCCGGGCCAAAAATCCAAGTAACAAATATTCATTTACATTCCTGCGTTTGTATCATATACGAAAATAGAATCTTGTTTTGTTTCTTTATTATATAAAACATTTAATGCCTTGTGATCCATTTTCATATCATATATTACCGATTTTAATAGATCATTACATTTCTGGAACATTTCAGCCATTTCCATTTCTGCTTGATCCTTCTTATATCCGGTTCCAGCAGGATGTTTTATTTCATAACTATAATCTCTAATTACATATTTTCTTCTTAAATGAGAGAAAGCACAAATAAGCAAATCCCATCCCCAACCTAATTGATTGGATTCCATCAAAATCAATTCACTCTTCATATCAGAAATAATGTCTTTATGAACCATCCAACAAGTATTATCAGTATCTGCTACTACTCTTAAATTGTCTTCAAGATCGAACATATCCGTTCTTTCCGATATGTAATAAGTATCATTTACATTTGGAGCATATACTCCCCAATTATATTTTTCATATGATTCTTTTGCAGATTTAAGAATAGATTCCCAATCATCATATGATGCATCTGCTTGAACATGCCAGAAAAAATCATATTCAGCATCATCAAATAAAGAAAGTGCTTTTCTAAATTGATCCGAAAAATAACATTCGTTTCCAATATTAATCCAATGATCTGGTTTATTATCATCATCAGAATTTATTACAAGAGTATTTACATATGGACTAAGTTGTTTTTCCAACTTTAAGGCGTTTTCATATTGCCCCTTCCACGAAAAAATAAAGCATTTAATTTTCATTTTTTTCTCCAAGGCAATCCGCCTTTATATTTTTCCATCATAATTTCATTTCCACTAATAAAGAATTCTTTTTGCACAGAACGCTCCGTATTACCAGCACGATAATTTACTGTATATTGTCCGGTACATTCTTGTGTCAAATTATTACTTCTTAATACATGAGTTAAAAATCTATCCACTTCCGGAACTCCCGGTTCTCTAGCCTTTCTATACCAAATAGGAGAGGTTTGAAGAGCTACTTCTTTTGGTAAGAAGAAACAATTAACATCCACAAAATAATCTCTTTCATCCATAATTGACGGATATGCACCAAGAGATTCGCAATCGTCATTACAAACATAGTTGCCATCAGAATCCACAATCTTTCGAAGGGAATATGCCCATCCTTTTCCTTCGATACTCTTTGTCAACGATTCTACATGTGTTTCATCATACCAATTATCTTCATCCAAAAAGCAAACAAAATCGCCTTTGCACAGATAAATGGAAGCACCGTAAATTCTGTGACCATTAAACCTATTTTCTCCAGTTGGATATGGAAGAGGAATTACATCAACAAGTCTATTAGAAATATCAACTTCTTTTAGAATATCAGCAACTTTATCTAGATGTTTCTTCCCATCAACTACAATAAGATGTTGAATATGTTTATAAGTTTGCTTTTGAATAGATTCAACTGCTTGTTTGAGATATTTTGTTCCAGTAGTAGGAGTGATCACTGTCACTGTTTGATTCATAATATTTCCTATAATTTCAATATGCCAATATGTTCTTTTGATCCTTCGATTGGATCTGTTGTATATATAACTGTCTTTATTCCATAGTCTTTTATACATCTCATACAACCATCACAAGGAAGACATATCCCCGGAATATAATTGTCTTTTTTTGTAGATTCATATTTGACTCTTGCTATATATAAAATAGCACTATCAAATTTATCAAATCCCATTTTTTTGTCAGCATTATATATTGCAAGTGTTTCAGAATGCCAGTAAATAGCATCTTCATTTCGAGCATATTTGCTTTGATATGGATGAGACTTCATTTGATTGGTCCCATAAGAAATAATTTTATTTCTATGGACAATTGCCGACGCAATCCAGACTTTTGGATGTGTTCCAGATAGCGCCAGTGTCTTTAGTTGTTCTATAATTTTAAAATCGATCTTCATGTTACAAATGATAACAGAAAATCGGAGAATTGTCAAACGTATTCGTTATACGTTGTCACGATATATTTTGGTCCAGAGATTGGTTTTTTCCCGGTATGAATATGAGTCCAAAGAGGTGGGAATATCAAAAGATTCCCTTGTTCTGGAGGAATTATAATTTCATCTTCTCTACCAAAAGTAGTTTCTCCTCCAATCTTTACGGTATTCAAATAAAACAGAAAAGATAGATATCTTTTTGCAGATTCTTTATTTTGAGCATCAACGTGTAATTTAAATTCGTGATGATCATTGGGCAAATATTTCTTAATTCGAATCTCCTCAAATGCATATGTTGTTGGAAATTGATGATCATCTATATTGAAATGTTCTTTATATTCTTTAGTATATTCTTTACAGATATATAGAAAATATTCGATTATATCGCCCCATTTCTCTGGATTATTATTGATATTCAATTCTGTGAATTTAATATATTCATTGATATTTCGTTCTTCATATTCTTCTTGTGAATTCTCAAACATTTGAATTATAGTTTCACATGTTTTTTCGCTGAGAACGTTTTTATATAATCTAGTAAAATCAAACATTATATTTTAAATCCTTCGAATTTATCTTTAAGACTTTTTTGTTGAGACATCATAGGCATCTGTCCAGAATCCGTTATTCCTACCTGAGCAGAATTCTCAACATCATATAATCTCATTTTAGCTCTATCAATACCAATGACAAATCTTTTATTAATGTTTTTATCTGCATACCTACTCTTGATCTGTTTAATCATAAGTTGACCAAGAGAATCCAATTCTTCCGTAGAAATTAAAGCAACAATCCAGTCTGCTGTCATACTCGTACCATGAGATTCGGAAACATCTTCCATATTAGGGTCTGAACTTGATCCGCCCCCACGATTGAATTGTGATGAACTTAAAATGGGAACTTTAAATTCTACAGCAAGACCTCTAAGTTCTTCTGCTATCGCTTTCACATATGAGTACATATTAACAGATGAACTGAGTTTTAAACGAGAAGAAGAACAGATATTCATATAATCGACAATGACAACATCGGGAACAAAATTCTTTTTCAAATTCAATTCATTTAATAAATTTCTAAAATGAATAACTCCTGCAGATGATGTTGGATATTGTTTTATGATCAATTTTCCAATAGTATTGGATTTGATCTTAGATATTTTTCTGTCAAACATTTCCTTTGACATACTCATTAAATCATCCATAGAAACATTCATCAAATTTGCATCGATGCGTTTTCCTATTTCTTCCTCAGACATTTCCATTGTTATATACAACACATTCTTTCCAATCTGAAGATAATGTGAAGCAAAATGACATTTTGTCAAGGTTTTACCCACATTAGTACCAGAAATTAAAAGATTTAATGTTCCTTTTGGAAGTCCACCATTTGTAATCTTATTGAAGTATTCTAGATCAAACGGAATTCTCTCTTCCTTGCGATGATAATATTCATATCTAGAATCAAAATCCTCTATGAAATCATGACCAACGCTTTGGTCAAAAGAGACTGCCAAAGCGTCGGACAAAATTTGAGGAATAGAACCCTTATCCATAGATTTATGTTTTCCATCTAGGATTGAAATGGATTCCAGAACACCATTATAGATTGCTTGATCCTGACAAAATTTTTCGGTCTTATCGATCAACCAATCTTGTTTACAAAGTTCTTCTTTTGTAGAATGTATCTCGTTTAATACTTCAACACTTTGAGTATATTCTTCTTCAGATACATTCTTTTCATTTAATTGAATTATCAGAGATTCATATGTGGGATTTGTATTATATTCCGTTACAAAATCTTTAATCTGTTCATATACTAACCTTTCTACTCTATCAGAGAAATATTCCGATTTAATAAAAGGTAATACTTTTCTTGTATAATCTTCATCATATATCAAATGCTTTAGTATAGCATGTTCAATTCTCATCAAACCTCCTCGGTTTCTGAAGCCATCCTCTTTTCAATTAGCGAAACCAAAATATTCCCAATGTGGTTTTTAAATTGTTCATCCTCTTCCAATGTTCCAATATCGGCATCTTCAATTACATCATAATTAAAGGAAAGAACCGCACCACCAGAACCATCTTCATCAATCTTTACTCCACCATACCTATAAACAACTCCTTTATATTCCCCAATCAACAATTCAATATCAATATTATCGGAAACTTCTTCTGGGATAATAAACTTATAGTCTGTGCCTTCTGTATACTGATTATTAGTCATTTTCTTCTCCTTCATCATCTTGGTTTTTGTTAAATTCTTCTTCAATATCACCATCAGAGATAATAGAATGAGAAGAAATAGCGTAGCGATCATAAACATCATTTTTAAACTTTTCAGAATTCAAAATTGGTTCCCAAAATTCTCTATTATTGGTTTCCTTTAAACGGAATTTTTTATCCTCGACTTCACCAGTTTCTTTATTAACTCTGGAATACCAACCATTAGATGGTTTCATTACAAATCCAAGTTCCAGAGCAATGTCGATCAAGCCAGAATATTTACTAACACCATTATCAAAAGAAATATTAATTGGAATTTTGGATTTTTCACGAACATATCTAGACTTTTCTACATTAATGATAAAATTGTATCCGGATAATTCCGTACCATCCTTTTCTTGTTGACGACCAAGGATATAGATATTATCTGCCGAATAATATGATCCCGTACCACCACCAACGATATCCTTTGCATAAAGTTCCATAGTTTTATATGTATGATTGACTGCAACTAATGGAATATCTTTTAATGTTAGATGCGGAGTAACCATACGGAATAAACTCTTCAATTGTTTTGCACGAGTCATATCAGCAGCAGACTTTCCCTCCAAAGCATCGTCTACTTCTTTCTTGGAAGCAAGGTTGCCAATAGAATCAATAAGAATGATAATCTTATCTCCACGTTCAATATTATTCATTTGTTGCATAATATCAAACTTCAACTCTTCCACATTAACAATAGGGACATGAAATACTCTATTTAAATCGATCCCAAAGGAATTAAAATATGATTGTGGAGAACCAAATTCAGAATCATAAAACATCAAAACCGCATCCGGATATTTATCCATATATGCTTTAGCCATAAGCAAAGAAAATCCGGTTTTAAACATTTTGCTAACCCCAGCCCACATAGTAAATCCGGAATGAAATCCACCATCAATTCTAGCAGAAAATGCAATATTTAATACAGGGATGGAAGTCGAAACAAAATCCTTTTCCGCAAAAAAACGGGATTTAGCTAGAATAGAAGATTCTTTAATTGTGGAATTCTTCTTTAACTTATCTAATACACTCATAATAACCTCTTTTAATTAAAAAAATCTTCTATCGAATTGTTCTTTTCTAGATCCCACCCAACAATTTCTGTCAACGGCTTTAGTGGTTCTAGGAACACCTTCTCAAACATCATATTATAATCTATATAGTCCAATAAATCAAATTCTTTTGGAAGCTTCTCCGGAAATGCAATCACATTCTCTTTGATTTTGTTTGGAACTTTCAAGTAACAATATTTAATTTTATCCCCATTTTTTATATATTCATAGATAGAGTTTAATTTCATATCATCGAGAAGTTTATTATACATGATAGAAGCACGAACATGTATAGGTGTTCCCTTTTTATAAATCATACTAGAATCATAGTATTTGTTCAACCCATTAACCCCCTTTGGAAAGGCTATTTGTTCGATTTTAAATCCATCAAACGTCTTTCTAAAATCCGAAACAAAATTCTGAAATTTTTCCTTATCTTCATCTAGAATCATTTTCAAACATTCCCTAAGAGCATGTTTCACCAATATCGGAGTGGTGGATTGCACAATTTGTAATCCAGTAACTTTAATCTTTGGTTCTGAATATATAACCCCTTCGTTAGAGTAAACATTAAGAGCATATCGTTTCTTCTTGGTAAATATAGAAGTAGAACATATCTTTTCTAATTTATATTTAAGTTTATTATCATATGAATTCACATAACTCGACAATTCATCACAAAACTTATCTACTTCGGGCTGAATCTTATTTGTTGCCGCTTTCAACAAAAAATCAACAATTTTATCAGGAGGAGTTCCAACAGGACATACATGATCTACCAATCCATTCAAAGACAGGAATAAAGAATCGGTATCTCCACCAATAATATAATCTTCATTGGTTTTTAATATTTCATTTAAGTATGCATTAATCTTATTAGCAACCCATCTATTGGAAAGCTGTCCTTCCATAGTAATCGCTTCTGCTTGTCGTACATCAAAAAATCTAAAAAACTTCGTACCAAGACAACCATATAAACTGTTTAAACATAACTTCATAGCATTTTGAAGATTGTTATACTTAGAAATTTCAAAATTCAATCTTGATTTTTCTTTGATTAACTCCAGATTGTCTTTATCGGTTTTTAAGTTAGTTTCAATCAATTCATATTCTTTTTGAGAAGAAATCATTTTCTTCTTGTAATCTTGTCTCGCTTTGAACATCTTTTCTACCATTTCTGGAAGAAATCCTTTACGATCTGTTCTGAAGAACTGTCCATTTGGAGTCAAAGTTATATTATTTTCTTTCAGTTTATCCAATCTGATCTTCTTTTCTAATAGATTATCAACTGATATTGGTTGAGAAAGAATATCTTTCATATCTTCATTATAATCCTTTGGATCAACCAAAGTCTCCGGAGAGACATTTTTTCCCATAATAATCGAAGGATATAGACTAGTTGCATCAAGAGTTACAAGCCATTTATGCATCCCAGGTTTAGTCGGTTTTACATATGCTCCTTCGTACTGTTGATCCTCTCCAATTACATTCTGTGGGATTTGAATATTTTTCTTTTTCAGATAATCATAAACCAAAGCATCCCACATCTTAGTTTGTTGAAAAATATCATCAAAATTAGTTTTGGAATTATATGCTAATGTTAGACCCAATTCAAACAATTTACATTTGCGATCAATATTCTCAACCAATTCAACGTCTTTTAGATTATATTCGTAAAACTTTTGTTTATCATCTTCATAAAGTTTATGGAGAGATCCTTCATAATCGATTTTATTTTCTCCAATCTCAACTTCTGCAATAGAATCTAATTTATAACTTTCTTGCGAAAGTCCCCCCGGTTGATACTTCTTATATAAATCAATATAATCCAACGAAGAAACGCCAATAATACTATATGTTTTTTCTTCATCATATCTACCAAATTTTTCATTGAATTTTCTAGTAGATTTTTCGTGGATAATTCCCCAAGGAGAAAGTTTCTTGGTTTCCTGTACACCCACAATCCTATTAAATCTATTGATCATGTATGGAATATCAAATCCAGCAGTATTCCAACCAGAAACTGCATCTGGATAATTCAAACTCCAAAGATCGATAAACTTCTTGATTAATGTATATTCATCTTTGCATTTAATGTAATGCACATTATCCGGAGCATCGAAATCATAATATCCAAAAATATATGATTTTTCTTCGCCATAAAATTTCACAGCAATAGAAATAATTGGTTGATGCGGATCTTCTGTAGTGGCAAATCCTCCAGTATCTGGATCTGAGTTTACTTCGATGTCAACAATAGCAATACGAATCTGAGAAAAATCCCATTCTATGTCTTCCGGGAACAAGTCAGAAATTAAACAATATTCATATTTTGTATTACCATATATCGAAAAATTATTAACTTGAGAATATTGGGAAATAAATTCTTTACATTTCTTAATCGATCCCGGTTTAATCTTCTTCAGAGGTTCCCCATAAATCGTTTTATAGGGAGTTTCCTCTGAAGTAGGAACATATAGTGAAGGTGAATATGGAACTTTCGTTCTTATTTTTTTCCCGTTTTTAATACCAATATATAAAATATTATCGCCATATTGCTTGGCATTCAAATAAAAACTGGACATTCAAACCTCTTAATTTACTAGAATACTCTTGGATGGAGTGATTATACCAGCACCAAAAATAGAGTTGTATTGTTGGACAAATTCATCATCTGCTTGAGAATCAAATATAATATGCTTCTTCTCAATTGTCAACTCTATATTTTTATTTTGTCCCGTGTACATCGGAAAGGGCAGAAATCCAAATGTTGGTGTTGAACCAGATCTAACCATAGAGATCTGAACGGGATTTTTCCATTTCACACTATCCCCAACATCTTCGAATTCAGCCATAATGTCTTCACCAGTAACCAACCTAAAACATTTTACATTCATTCTTTTTCTCCTTTAGATACTTTTAAAACTGGTGATCCATTTCTTACTTGAATAGGAATAAGTTTATCACCAAGAGTTTCATTTAATTTAAATTTAATATAATCTTCATAATTCTTCGCCTTATCGTCATCCATAGATGAAACATCCATGTAAACAACAACTTTATCTTTTTCATCCAATCTTAAAATTTCAAAATCTAGCCCAGAATAAGCGACAAGTACAGGATTACCTCTATCCTTAATATAATTAACAAAATCATCATCACGAACAGATGATAATTTATCTGTCGCTTCGTCTGGAGTCATTTCCGATGTGTCCACTTTGATTATTAAAATATCATCTTGTTTGAGATTTAATTTTAAAAATTCTATTTCTTTTTTATTATCTTCCATTATTACCTCTATAACTTTATTACAGGAATTTCGCATTTTTCCAAAAAATCTATACCAGAAGAATCTCTGTAATCTTTTTCGTAATATACTTTGGAAATTTTAGCTCCATATATTAATCTAGAACACACATAACAAGGATTATGAGTAACAAACATTATAGCTCCCTCTGAAGATTCGTGGGAACATGCTAATTTCATTATCAGATTTTCTTCGGCATGAGATACTTCTGGCTTTGTTTTTATTCCTATTTCTGGATGAATATATTCACATACATTATCCCAACCTCTTGGAGTTCCATTATAAGAAAATCCAATTATATTATCGTTCTTAACAAGAATAGCACCAACTTTCAATTTAGTTGCAGTAGAAAGTTCCGCTGTTCTTTTTGCAACATCCATGTAATAGTAGATCAATTTTCTTTTCATGCGTCAATATCATCTTCCGTGAAGATTGGTTCTCTTTCAAAGATATTATCCCATGTCGGTTTTCCATTCAACGCACATTCCGTAAAATACCTAAGATCATCATGAATGTCTTCCAGATACTTTCTAGGAGTTGAAGGATTGACAAGAATTTCAGATAGAATAATAGCAGCAATATGATAAAACTTTACTTCTTCAGTTTCAAAAATGGTGCTATAATTTGGATCTGAAGAATCCAATCTCTCCAAAGCTAATTTTCTACCTTCTCTCTTAATGAATTTATCGTGATTACATCTAAAAGCCCATGCAGCTTTTACATAAACTTTTCCATTTTCATCAAAAACATCGGAAACAATAGTAATATCTCTTTTCCTATACATATTCCGAACATACAAATATTTTAAATTCGACATATTAACCTCAATTATTCATTAGAAATAAGTTCCATACTATCTTTTTTCATGAAGAAGATCTGTTTATCCTTTTCAGATTTTTTAACTCCAATGAAATCATTTCCATCTATAATCTTAGATGGGAAATCCTTTGATGTGTAATAAATTACATTATTGACTTTACTACGCACTCGTATTAGCGGTGATGAAGTATTTTTACGCATACTTTTACCTTCCATAATGGTTTATTATAGTATATATTGCTATAAAAGTAAAGGGGGCAAACGCCCCCTTTGCTCATTTTTCTTCCGCTTTATCTTCTGTTAGAAGAGCGGCTTGTTGGGGAATCCCAATGGGAATTTTTCTCGGACGCATTGATTCTGGAATCACATTTTCAATTGAAATTTTCAATATTCCATCTTTAATCTCAGCAGAATTGACTACTGATGTATCAGATAGCGTAAAAACGTGTTTAAAATCGCGTTTAGCCAAACCATGATGTAAATATTCTCCATCCAATTCCGACTTTTCGGAAACTCCGGAAACATATAATTTATTATGGTTTGTTTCGACACTAATATCGTCTTGTCCAAATCCAGCAACAGCAATTTGAATCTCATAATTATAATTATCAAATTTAACGATATTATATGGTGGATATGTTGGCGCTTTGGTTGCCCCAAGCATTTTGTCTAATTCTTCCATTGTGGAAAATAGACGATCAAAACCAACAGTTGCAGGTAATAGACTTTTACCGTATGTGTGTGTCATATGATTTCTCCTTTAATAAGCAAGATTAATTTTAAAAATAACTTCCCCGAAGGCAAAGTATTGCTGGTTCCGCCGCCAGCATCCCTTTTTCGTATGGATCGGTTACATGATACGCTTTCTTTTATTTTAGTTCGCTTTAAGTCCCGAACACTTTTATTTATATAAACTAATTACTTTTTCTAGATCCTATAGAATATTTGTGTGCAATTACCCAATCGGATTTTTCTTTATGTGTTAAAATCTTAATTTGACCCAAATCTACAGTGTTTTCTTGGACACTTTTTTCGTTAGTCAGTTTCAATAGTTCCCAATCTTGTAAAAGCAAAGCGATACTATTTCTTCTGGCTAAATCATTTTCTGAAATATCTGTAGGTCTACCATCAAGAGCAAAAAGCTCTTTAAAATGGACAATTCGATAAAATCCTCTTTTGTGTAGAATATAACAACTTGGATATAATGTTCTTTCTTTCCTAGATGCCACTCCAATTCTACTTAGTGTTTCTCTAATTTTTAGAAAAGCTTCTTCGTTTTCTAATATGATTTCGACTCCATGTCCTTTAAATATATCATCCATCATGTTTCTCCAAATAATAATACGTATTAATTATTTATTATTTGGCGTTTTTCCACCTTTATCCAATTTTTCTTTGATAAATTGGATATCTTGCTTGGATAATAAGCTTTTAACTTGTTTGGCTTTATGCGAAGAATATCCATAATACTCTTTAATATATTTTATATCCGAGTCTTCTGTATATTTAATCCATTTTTGATATGGTCGCTTATATCCTTTTATAGAATGAAAAAGATAATCATATTGAAGTTTTTTATCTAAATGGGAATTTAGATTCATCTGATTTACATAGAATAAAACATCCAGATAATGTGACAGGGATTTATTAATTATAAAAGGATTATATTCTTTTTCTTCGTTTTGAGAAATAATATATTCTTTTGTTTGTAATATAGATGGTATTATATCTTTAAATGCATCCATCACTGAAAATCCGCTTCTATCATTAATTCGGTAAAAAATGCCATCAATTGAATTTCCGGATCAGCAACAAATCCAGTTTGAAACTGATACTTTGAAATAATTAAAATTACTGCTGGAATAGAACTTGGTTTTAAAAAATGATATAATCCATCATAAATCTTTCTATAAATTAGATTGCAATCATTATCTATGTTATTAGCAACCCATTCTTTTACTCCAGTAAAATTCTTTTCTTTGAGATTCTTAATCAGATCTTTCAGTTGTATTTCGCCAACTTGTGATAGAATTCCCAAATCTATTTTCCCATTAACAGAATATCTCTGAAGCTCATTCAAGATTCTTCTATTATCTGGATACCATTTATTAACAAATGATGCTACAGCCTCTTTATCAAACTCAATATTTTCTTTTTCTAATATCCAACAAACCCTTTTAAAGAATTGCGTAATTAATTTTTTCTTTTCAGATTTATTGATAGAAAAATTCACAACTGCACATCTAGAATGAATAGGGTCAATAATCTTATTCGCATAATTGCAAGTAAGAATGAATGTGCAATTATTAGAAAACTTTTCAAGAAAATTTCTAAAAGCATCTTGAAAATTTCTTGTTGCAGCATCAAACTCATCAAGAATCACAACTTTTCTTCCGCCAGATAATGATACAGAAGAAGCATAATTCGAAATCTTCGTTCTTAACGTATCAATTCCATTTTCATCAGATGCATTAATAAAAAGATAATCGCAACCGACCTCATTACATAATGCCTTAGCTATGGTGGTTTTACCAGTACCAGCACCACCAACTAATAGAAGATTTGGAATCTCTTTTCTGTTGACATATTCTTGGAAAGTATTTTTTGTAGCTTCCGGAAGAATACAATCTTGAACCTTCGATGGTCTATATCTTTCCACAAATAAAAAATTATCATCATACATAACAAAAAACCTCAAATATAAAACATCAAATATGCCATCCTTGGCTATGGTATATTAAGAATTGTCGGAAATAATTCCCTCATAAAGAAGTTCAAACTCTTCTTGTTCTGCAACTACCTCCGAGTAATTTGATTTATGGTATGTCTTTGCCATCTTACGAATAATCTTCTTTGGAATCTTAAGTTCGTCATGAACAGAGTTTATGATTTCTTTTAAAGTATCTCGTTGAGCTTCTTGCATCGTCATAACATCCGATAATTCTCTCAATCCTTTTTTAAGGGTGTTTAGTTCTGCATCGGTAAAAGTGCCAAAAGTTGAAGCAACAGTTTTAGTCATAATAATCCTCTATTAATTATATGTTGAAGAAGTTTCAAGAGTTACGTAGTACACAAGTCCAAGATTAGATTCTGTAAATTTAGCCAATCCCTTAGAAGAAATTTCTACAGCATAACTTCCGGGAAGCATTTTAAAATTTTCTGTCTTAAAAATTAACTTATACTTCTGTCCTCCAGCATCAACACCATGCATTAAAATTGAATTTGTATGCGAAGAATCATCATTGACATCAAAGGTAATTAGATTCACTGTTTCTCCATCACTTTCTACTGCCAGATTTGGAGAGCCAAGAACATTAGCAGTACGAAGTAACCAATTAAAATCTTCTTCGGAGAGATTCAATTTTACATCAACAGTTGGTAGGTTTGGACGCTTATCTGGAGCCGCCACAATCATAGAAGGATCTGTAAAGCGATACTTAATCTTAGATCTTCCACCATATCCTTTGATAATAACGTGTTTGGAATCAAATTCTAATTCTGGACCATCTTTAAACAACGAGACAACAGACAAAAAATTATTAAGATCATAGATTCCAAAGTCTTGAGAAATCGTTTCCGAAATACTTGCATCAGCCAAAATATTTTTTTGAGGAGATACGGTAGACAATGTGCTACCTTTCTTAAAGAAAATTCCAGGATTAATGTTGGAAAAATTTTTAAGAATATTCAAAGTTTCATTACTAAGTTTCATTATAAAGTTACCTCAATTATCATTACCAAAATATCTAAATTCCGCAGGACCATTCATTCCTGCACAAGAATTCATATTATAATCACTACCTTTCGGTCCAATAACATCTATCTTGATGTTTTCTTCTTCTTCTCTCATATCAATCCATCTATTGAGAGAATCAATCGCTTCTTTAACATCCTTTTTAAGATCTTTATGACCTCTGCCTCCAGCCACCAACAGCTTTTTTATGGCGTGTTGGATCGCTGGATCGGTCACACTAAACAATTCTAACACCCTATAAACATCTATATATTCATAAGGGACTTTTTTATAATAATGCGAATGTTCTTTCATTATATACTATCCATCAATTAAAGTAAAGAATTATAGTTCTCCCAGATGTTGGGCGACAGCAGGAAGATTTCCTGTAAAAATATATGTTCCTACATGAGAAAGTTGCATCCAAGGACACATCCAAACCTTGATCCCCAGCTTCCTCATCTGATGACAGTTACAGTAATCTTCTGATAGAGTTCTACGGGATTCGGGATCAATAAACACATTAAAGAATGAGCAAATTTCTCTATCCCCGCCAAAATGAGCCTGTCCAACATGATCTGGTTTATACATATATTCCGGATAAGCTTCTTGGAACTTTTCAAAAACTTCTCTGCGATACATACAAAAGCCAGTACCAACTTCAGAGACTTCCAATGGTTCAGTCACAGAAAATCTTTGTGTCCCACCAACAGGATTGAATACCATTGCACCAACTAGCTTTTGATATTCATCGATTGGAAGTGCTGGATTTTTTTGAATTGCTTTATGCAACTGACCCCATTCGATGCTCTTCTTTGGATATGGACCACCAATAATTTCTTTATCCAAAGCAAGCATTGCTACAATATCTTGTGGGTTGAATGCGATATCTGCATCGATAAACATCATATGAGTACAATCAGAGCGATTCAAAAATTCATCGACAATGTAGTTTCTAGCTCTTTGAATCAGACTTTCGTTAAAAAGAAAGCTAAAACGAACATCTACTCCATATTGAATCATCAATGCTTGTAGATCTAACAGACTTTTTGCTGTCATACCAGTCATTTGACCGCCATAACAAGGCATACCAATAAACAACTTTTTAGTTCTAAGTTTTTCAGCAGAAATTTCAATTTTCATAATTTACCTATCAAGTTTATTAAATTTTTTCACCAATTTCGAATCCGCGAATTCGACTAAATCTTGGGAATCGAAGACTATAAATTCCATTTTGATTTTGAGTTATACAATCACATTTAACTTCTGCGATTTTACCAATAACTTCTGAAGAAGTATTCCAATATAGTTCTCTTTCTTCATCGGAGAAGCCAGACCCCACATTGACAATAATTTCCTTTTCTCCTTCATATCCATTACATACAAGAGCACCAAGTTTGCCCTTATATTTATCATCACCTTCTTGAAGATCAACAATCTCCAAATCTACTGTCATTACTGGTTTTAATTTAAGCCATGCTGTAGAACGCTTACATTCATAAGGAGCAGAAGGATCTTTAATCATAATACCTTCTTTCCCGGATTCAATACATTTCCTATTAAAATACTCAAACGAATCTTTGCCATTATCTGTACTCAGATCAACAGTTATACTATTCAAAACTTTGACATTATCAAGTTCTTTAACAATATCATTTAAATTTTCAAGTCTAGATCTCTGATCTATATTATACACTCCCTTTAAGAATTTATCAAGAGGAATCGCATCAAATAGATATAAGACAGCATCATCTGTTTTTACATCGTCCTTTCTATATAATTGAGTCATTAATGCTTGGAAGGTATCGGACATAATTTCTCCATCAAAAACCATAGGTTCTCTCAATGTAAAAGATAGAGAACTCAATTGATCTTTTATTTTTTGGAAATTAAATATTTCTTTCCCATTTCTAGAGAACTGATCGACTCTACCATCAAGATAAACGACAGAGAGAATTCTAGTTCCATCAAGTTTTTCTTGAAGAATCCTTTCTCCTTCGATTTTAGATTTATAATTGTTCGAATCAAAAGCAAGTTGACAAGAAAATACGGGAATACCATTAAAACCATTTGCAGATTTTTTAGCACAATTATTAATAGTTTTTACATCTACACCACATTTAAGATCTTTCATTAGAATGCGACGATACCAATTATTCCACATATGCATAGAAGAATTGATAGCCATATCAAAAACCATCTTCTTTGCATTATTTCCCGTAACTTTTCTATCAATCAAAAGCTGGACATTTGCTTTAAATTCTTCTGCTGAAAGTTTATGTTCCGTATCAGAGATTTTTTCGGGAACTTGTTTAACACCAAAAGTAACCAACTTGTCCAAAGCTAGAGTAATCCCAGTATAAAATTCTAAATTTTCATCTTTCATTTCTCTCAGAATAACAGACTCTTTAAAAAGTCTACTATTATCGGACTCCAATTCCAAAATGATATCAGCCGGAAGTCTTTTCACTCTCTATTCTCCGTTGTTGGATTAATTCACGGGCAAAACTTTTAATTCGTTTCTCTCTCTTTTTCAAAGAAGATTTTAAAGCAAGAGGTTTTGCAACTATATCAAATGTAATACCATTTAGATGATCGATTTCATGTTGAGCAACTCTAGCAGAAATCCCAGTGAGATTAATCTCTTTAAAGTTTCCATCTTCATCTTGATATGAAACAGTTACATCCTTTGGCCTTGTGATAGAAATCGCCAAAAATGGAAAGGAAAGACACCCTTCTTCCATATGTACTGTTTCTACAGATGACCTAACGATTCTAGGATTGAATAGTGTAATAAAGTCTTTATCCAATCCCATCACAAACACTTTAGAAGAAATTCCACATTGGGGAGCGGCAATTCCATATGCTCTATGTATTTTCAGAGTTTCAATCAATCTACCAGACAATTCTACAGCATCTTGAGAGGAAAAGTCAAACTCTTTTGCAATCGATTTTAAAATTGGATCGTTTTCTTCTACAAGATCGAAATTTTGATATTTCTGTTCTGTAATTTTTGTAGCGTAATCGCCAGTATCAATTGTAATCATTCCACTCATATTTTTACCTTAATTCTATTAGTTTAGTGAAGTCTTTCTTCTTTTGAAATTTTAATGTTCTATCAAATCTTTCTCCGAGAGCATCTCCTTTATGAGAAATAACTATGACGTTTGTATTAACATCTAGAGATTCAATCAAATCCATAAACTGATCAATCCCATTTAAATCCAAAGAAGAATCCAAAGTCTCATCAAAAATCAATAAATTTGTATTTACTGAGTTTTTCATTTTGGCTATTTGTCTGAATGTAAATAGAATAGCCAAATCAATTCTCAGCTTTTCTCCTTCCGAGAAGTTTTCATATTTAAATTCATCCCTATGTCTACTCTTAATAACTTCTTCAAAATTTTCATTGATATTAAAATTGACAAAGAAATTCATCTGTGAAAGATAAGCATTGATTAGCTTATTCATTACTGGAATATATTGTTTTACAATTCTCGTCTTTATTCCACCATCTTTCAAAAGAACAGCAGAGAAATCATAGTATTTTTTACTATTAGTTAGTTCATTTTGTTTATCATTATATCTATCCAATTCGGAAGTTAATAAGCTAAGTTTATTATCATTTTCTTCGATAGAACTAAATGTAGTAGTTATTTCAGAAATAGCTTTCAACTCTTTTTGAATATATGTTTGAATGGCAGAAATCGAAGCATTCAATTTTACAATTTCAGAATTATGATCTTGGATATTCTTATTAATCGTCCGTATTTCAGTCAATCTTTCTTCTAGTTTGGTAGCCTCTTCCGAGAGTTTAAAAAGACCATTTTTCAGTTCAGTCTTCTTTTTAGAATTAGATTCGATCTGTTGCACTTTAAATTCTTCATCTATAGATTGTCTACAAGTAGGACAACTATGACTTTTTTCAAAAAATTCACATTCCTTTCTCAGCTTACTAAGATTAGTTTCTAATTTTGATTCTATAGAAATCATTTTATTTCTTTTAGATTCAACCACAGGTTTATCTTGAATCTTTGTTTGCAAGATATCAATATGTTTTTGAATAGAATCGATATCTTTCTGAAGAGAATTGATTTGCTCATTTGATTTGGCAATTTCTGCTTGCTTCTTCTTTATCTCTTCTTGTGTATTTTCTTTGTGCTGTTTTAAATTTTGTCTCTGTAATTCGATCTTTTCTGTTGTAAGATCTATACTATATTTTAAATCATTAGTTTCTTCTTTAAGTTTGGAAAGTTTGTCTTTGACCAAAACATTCATCGTAGAGAATATTTGAATATCTAACAATTCTTCTATAATAGATCTTCTATCTGCCGCTGGCATCTGCATAAAAGGATTATATCTAGCAGACCCCAAAATTACTACATTAATGAAAGACTTGTAATTGA